CCTCGACCAAAACGCGTCGTCTCCAATCTCCTGGAAGATCTTGCGCTCGAAACTGTATTTCTGCCCCATTAGCCCTTAGTTCGTACAGATATTGACACACTGCACTAACTATATCATCTTGGTTATACAGCTGAAGTAGAATTTGTAGACCATCAACTGTAGTAAGAGCGTATCCACCCAATCGTGTCAGAGATTTCACGAGAGACTGCTTTGAATGACGTTCTGGAAACGCCATCCGCTGGATAATCTCACGCACCGGCCTGCGTGGCCTTCCGTGCGACCAATAATGACCAACGAAATGGACACCGTCTTCCATCGCGTTTGTGCTAATGATTACTGACTTTTGCGCGTTAAGTTTGAATCCGAGTTCGTTTGCTACGCGAGCAGCGTCCGCCAGCTGGATTCGCTCGTTTGCAGATACGATCACGTCATCACCCATAACTTGCATCTGTAGGTGATCCACAGTGTGTCCGGTAAGACGATGCCAGACGTAGTTCGTAAGGTAAACGTTAACCATCGAACCAATCAGCGATGTAAATGCTGACCCACTTGGAATTCCTTTGTGAACTTGAATTACTTCACCAGAAGGGATCACCATGCGGGTGTGAATGAAATCATTCACGTAGTGCCAATATAGATCACTCTCCGCATCAGTAAGATCAAGTTTGCTCCTTACAGCTTGGAACATATCCTTGATCAGCCAAGGAGGAACGGTAGCATCAAACTGAGACCAGTCGATACTATACACGTAACGAAAGCGCCCAGCCATTTCACTGATGATGGCGCCTTGTTCCGCATGCCGAAGGCCCCACGTGTAAGGTCTTGTTCTCGCCAAAGCTTCTTGAACGGGCTTGGAGAAAGCCAGACCCACAATTGTCGTCGGGAGCGCCGCCATCCAAACGAGCCTAGTTTTTGGACCAAACTTACCAGGCTGCACACGGCGACCAAAGAGATAAGGATCGAAACCCCGCTCTTTGTTTCGGATACGTTCCGCCAACCGGAGTCCTTTGTCAAGGTTATCCCGGTTATTACCCAAGAGAGGTAGGCCAGAAAAAGAATCACCATGGATGTGGTGGTCCACAACCTCAGAAAATGCCAGAGGCCTTGACCTTCCTTTACCAGAACCGAGTGAGTGATAGACCGAACGAATGGCGAGTCTGTGAGACTCTTCGTTCCTGTTTCCAATTTCTCGACCTGATACTTCACCTGAAGTACGCCTACCGGTAGTTCGCCTGTGCTCATCGCGTACGCGAGATACACTAGGTCGGGGTCCGGAACTGCGCTCGGATTTTCCGGCTTCGGGTCCGAGGTGAACTCTCGAATCGTTTCGAACTTCGGAGGTTTTAGAGTCTCCTCTACAGGTACATCCTGATTCCCTGGCTCCGCTGGAAACTCGGGCATTTGCTGTGTCGTGAATTCCGCATCCGTATGTGAGAAGTGCGGTTTCCACCCATTTCTCTGCTGTGACACTACGGTTCTCCTCATCTACGATGAGGCGATGACCCAGCAACGTCGTTACCCATTTATATAGAAAATAATCATACGCGGGTACTTCGACGGCCCTTGAAAACGCGTGAATAGCCTCGGTCAATTTACGAGAACGACCTTGACTGCGGTACTTTCCTAGGAAATCTATTCCAGCCCGCTCACGCAATTCTTGCATGATCGCCTCACTTCCTAAGCGTGCAGACAATCGCGTCCAGTGTGTAGTTCTAGCTGCGCTAGCTGGCACCACACTGCGTCTAGTGATGAACTAGAATGCTGTATAAGCGTGCCATCACACACGCCCCCATCCGTTAGCCCTGGATTGGAACCCAGGCGGCATCCGTAACGTGGATGAATCACATCATTTGAT